TCAACCGTAACGCCCCCTGCCCCTGCGGTAGTGGCTTAAAGTATAAGCAATGTCATGGTAAGATTTAGCATTTAAAAACATAACCATCTGTAAAATCGCAAAAATATCTGCATAAAATCGCAAAAATTTCTGCATAAAGAAAACTCAATTATGCAGATATTTTTATCACAGTATGCAGATATTAATCTAACAAACTTACACCCCAAACTCCCCTCGCTCCCCCTGCGGAGCTTGCCCTGTGATTTCATGAGTCTGTCGGTCATAATAGACCATATCGCCCACCTCTGCCTGTCCGTTTAGCACGACAAACACCCCACCGAGTGTCTGCCCGACCACCACGCCTTGCCCCTTTTGACCTGTGATTTGTGCCACGCCTTTGGGTGTGGCAAAGAGCTTGCTAAATGTTTGATATAAATTCATTTTTTTTGCCTTTGAATTATTGACTTTTTAGAGCATTAATGTATAATATAATCGGCTATTAATTTCCCATATACCTATCAAGCCCTACCACCTGCCAAATGGTCGGCACGCCATTTTCCACCTTGACCTGCACCTCAACACTGACCACCACTGCCTTATAACCGCCGTCATCGTTGATTTGCCAAACATCGCCCACCACCGCAAGGGGCAAGCCGTATTTATCCGCCCAACGTGTCGTTACCGTCATGTCCATGTGCGTGCCTGATTCTGACAGTATTTGCACGCCTTTGGCAATGGTGGCGATTTGGTCGGTCAATAGCTCGTCAGACTGTGTGGGTGCCTCTGTCATGCGTGCCGACTGTCTGCGATAGACGTTATCAAGACGGCTTGTACTGGTCAGCCACACATTATCATAAAGAGGACTTACTCTTTGTTGCTCACTGATGCTTTTTACAGGGTCAAGAGCAAGGATTAAAGCAGGTTCAGCCGTGGCAAGCTTCCACGCAGGCACTTTGTAGCGAGGTTTAATGACAAGGCTTGGCTCGTGCGGATGCGAATACACAAACGCCCCACACGCCTCTGCCACATCATGTATTACCCCCATCGGGGTTTTGTCGGTACTATATACCCCTTTTTTAATCAGCCAATCAGGGGCTTGATATTCTGCCGTCATGCCTGTATTTACCATCGCACTCATGATAAGCTGACTGGCGTAGAGGGCTTGATTTAACCCGCCTTGTTTATTTGTCGCATAGTCTGCTGACAGGCGAGCGGTAACACTTCGTCCTGATAACGTGTAGCTGTGATTGACAAATGAGCGGTTTTTGCTAAGCTCCTCAGCAATGATGACAAAGCGGTGGTTGTTAATGACCACGCTAATCATCGGCTCATTACCACGGCTGCCTAGCTTGTCTTTGATTTTATCAAAGTCTTTGGTGGGGATTTCAATTTGTCCTTGCCAACAAAAGCTGTCCATGTCGGTCTTAATGCTAAATGACAAGGGATTTACATTGACCCCACCGATGGTTGCAGTGATGGTATTATGCACGATATAAGCTCCTAAATTGGGGGTGGCAGTCGGTGGTAAGTCATGCCAACAAATAAGCGGTAGGGGCAAGGCACCCGCAGGGTGCTCGCCTCGTTTGCGTCTTAAAGCCAGTGGCAGGCGGTCAGATGGTGGTCTGATACGACAATACGAGACGGGCTTGTCAGGCTCAGGCTCTGGCACAGGATAATAACGACATGGCACAGGAGTGCTGTGGGTTATCGTGTGTGTGCTAGGGCGAGCAATCAGCGTACTGCCTGCTTGGTGGGTGTTATCGCCAAATAGTCCTGCCACGTCTGATAAATTGCCCTGCGTACCGCCCTGCAAATAGCCCTTAGCCCCATATTTGACAAGATTACAACTAAACAGTCCCACACCATCGCTCACGCTGATGTGATGAGCGTGGTGAAGTGCCATGAGAGCTTGCCATGTGTGCTGATAGACACTGCCAATCAGATAAGGCGTACCCATAGCACTATCTGCCCCACTAGCAACAGGGGCAAAATGACGAGTAGACATATCACGCCCATAAGCCATTGTTAGCGTATCACCATACACCACACTATACGCCCGTGCCACCTCATCACTTGCTATACTCACTTGTCTGCCCATATTCACGCCCTGTGGGTCAGATATTAGGCTATCAAACTCTGCCATGACAGGGTTTTGTCTTTTTGGGGTTGGGTCAGTGGGCTTAGGTGTTGGGTCAATCGGTGTTGGCAAGACCACATCCAGCGTGCTTAACTTACGATTTAGGGTAAGCGGTAAGCGGTCGGACGGTGGTCTGTCGCTTATCCGCCGTGTCAGTGGCAAGGGCAATTTATCACGGGTCAGGTCTGCCATGACTGCCACAGTTCCATTTGCTCGGCTTGGGTTTTGTCGCTCATGGGGGTTACATAATCCCAAGTGGCAGGTTCGTAACGCTCCACCCCATCGGATGGGGGCAGGTCTCGTGCCATGATGAGATACTGCTGATTTGGGTCAAGATTGTTAATCAGATAATGCCCGTTGTCAAGACTGTAAAAGCGTGAATGCACCGACAAATCCATATTAAACACCACCATTTCACGGCGGGCAGGGACACCGCCCACTGTTACAATACCGTCATTATCCCCTGCGATGTAGCCCACATTAGGTAGGGCAAGAGCCACATCTGCTTTGCTGTGTACTTGCATTTAGTACTCCCAGTAGTCTAAGTAAATCATCACCCCAAAGCTATAATTGGCTTGGTAATAACTATTTGTACCATTGACCACATATATATACAACACAGGTCTGCCTTGATATTCGGTGATCTGAATATCCGTTGGCAAAGTCAGACTGTTTTGTATCAGTAAGGCGGGCTGAGAGCCGAGCAATGCCCCATCTTGTCGCCAAAAGACATCAGAGACTAGGCTAACCAAGAAGTCTTTTTTGAGCGATTTTACTAAGTCATAGCCATTAGATAAGATACGGGCGTTGGTATAGTTGCCAATTTTAAGACTGCCTAAAAAGCTGTTGTAATTAGAACTTGATAAGTTCCCAATATTTAGCCGTACAAAGTTAATATTATTATCATTAATCGCTGATTTAATGAGACCCAAATACCCCACTTGGCTCATGCCATCTGTGGTAATGACAAAATACACACCGAGTTCGCAGACTAACATTGTCCAGCTTGGATTTCTGGCGTGTGATTTTTGTGTGTTGCTAGCCCATTGCGATGCCTTATTTGTGTCATTATAATAATAAGGCTTATATGCCGAATTATCCTCCTCCACACCAAACTTGTCCATCATGATGTTCGGACTGATAAAATCACACGAATGGTCGGTTTCGTTGTCAAGCATAAATCCTGCCCCTGCCTTATTACCGTAGCCTGTTACCAGACAGGCTTTCCACACGCTTTTATAATCGCCCATCGCCCCTGTGAGCTGTGGGGCTTGTAGGTCGGTGGATTGGTAGAGTTTGGGGGTTAGGGTGATGGGATTTAAATAGCTCATAAATTATCCTTTAAAGCTTGATTAATTAACATTAAAATACACTTAAAACCGCTTTAAATCTCGGTCGTATCGCCAAACAACACCTGCGTATAGCCGTCTGACCCCTTAGGGTTGTCCGCTGACGGCTGGACGGCACAGATGACCCACACAGGTAGCAGTGTCCCCCACGTGTTAAACCGTACCACTTCTTGCACGCTCCATGGGGTATCAGCCCCAAAGGCTTGTTTGGGTATGGTAAAGTAGGGCTTTTTGGTGGACGGATTGATTGGGGCTAAGTCTTGTAAGGTGTCGGTTTTTAGCACAAAGCCGAGTGTTTGCCCGTACAGCTCAAACTGTGAGCTACTGGTAAACTTAATCAGCCATTTCTCATCGATTGCCCCGTCATCGGTCAAGACAATGGGATAGTCTTTGACATTTAAGCGGTTTAATGGCTCGTCGCCAATGCGGGCGTCTTGCCACACATTCGTCCAGTTTCTTTGGGTAAATGGCACGGAAGCTCGCACTTGCAAATTACCGCCGATGAGTACGCTTGCCACATAAGTGTCCTCCAACGGATAATCCCGTTTGGTCGGAAAGATGAGGGTCAGCGTACCGTCAATGTCTACGCTGTGTATGCGGTTTCGCTCCTCCCACGTGCAAGTGGCAAATAAGGGCAGAGCATAATCGGACAAATCGAGCGGACTTGTCCATGTGATACTGCCCGCCTCCAAATCATAATCCCACAGCTCGGCATTGACCGCCTTGCCTGTACTGTCGGTAATACACAGGCGGTCTAAGTAGGTGCGGTCAAGTTGTATCGTTTGACCTGCCTTGTGAGCCGAGCCGAGTGCTTGTTTTAGGCTGTTGGTGATAAGGATGGTATCGCCACGGCGGAAGATAGGTACACGTCCGTCTTGGGGCAGCCTGACGGTGTCAATGCGTATGGTGGTGCTATCGACAGGCAGATAAGAGTAAGCCACGGTACTGTATGTAATGGACGAGCTAAACACATGAGCAGGCTTAAAGATTTGTCCGTCCACGACCGCATCAGCGTTATACCAGCTCTCACTCTCGTGGCCGTCAGCGTTTACCCATTTGCCAAATTTGACACTTGCCAAACCATACTCCACGTCCACCAATCCTAAGATGTACTCACTGTCAAACTCGCCTTTGGCATTGGCGGTGGCAGAGATTTTTTTGCCATCTAGGGTGGTTGCCGAGATGGTCAGCGATGAGGGACGAATGGGGGCGGACGGCGTGATAAAACTGATGGAGTCGGTACGACCTGCACTGACGCTCGTGGTCAAAGATTGCACCGACACTGCCCCAATGGGGTCAGAGAGTATCAGCTCGCCTGTACTATAATCAATGCTTCCTATTTTGTCCGCCTGCCCTGTGGCGGTGTTTAAGTTAGTGTATATAGAGCCGTCTTTATCAAAGTAGGATTTACCATTCATCACAAACCGCACTGAGCTTGGGATAATTAGCTCACCTGTATTGATGACAAACTTAATAGATGTGCTAACCGCCACAGGCTCAGACTTTGCGGTAGCAGGGTGTGTGTCATAATAGCTGGCTGTGATGACGGCATTAGAGGCAAGCGTTGCCCCTGCTGGCACATAGTCAAAGCCTGCAAAGCTCGTACGGTAGATGTCTTGATACGTCTTTGTGGCATAGGTAATATTATTCCAGGTTAGCTCTGTCTCTGTTTGCGAGTACACTTTTTCGCCAATTTTATCTTTGCCGTACTTAGCTTTGGGGATGGACACCGTGGTGTCAGGGTTAAATATCGCCTTACCCCCTGTGATTTTACCCACGGTTTTGCCGTGGCTGTCTATCAGATTGCCCTTACCATCATCGGTCAGCGTGATAAAGACCGTCCCAGCCCCATAAGTGCCGTGCGAGCCGTCACCTGATTGGGTGATATTACGCCCTTTACGCCCACTGGTGCTAATCACCGCCCCTAGGGCAATCTCATCATAACCCTCCACGGTGACAGGATAGGTCAGTTGCAACGTCCCTGCGACAAAATCGCCAATATCAATACTGACATTGCCCTGCAAGTCTCGGGCAGGGGTTGGGTGATTTTGGCTGATTTTATCGCCCGTGTTATAGCCGACTGTTACACCTGTGATGGCACTATCCAAAGTCAGTACGCTGTCACTATAACGCCCCGTGACATCGCCACTGATGACCCCTTGGGCATTGACCGTGGCACTACCACCGCTCCATGATAACGTGATGGACGATGGGTCGGGTGTGGTGGGCAGTCTGATGACACTTTTAACGCTTGGCACAAGGTCGGCTCGCTTGATAAAGGTGGCAGATGACCCCCAATAGATGACGATTGCCGAGCCGATGTCGGGCAGTTCGCTACACGTAATGGAGAGTGTGCCTGTTTGGGGGTTTAGGTTAATCGAGCCGTGCGTTTGTGAGCCTTGGGTGAGCCTGTACCACTTGCCCTGTGAGCGGTATTGTACGCTCACCGTGCTAGGATGGGGCAGATTGACGATGTAGTTATAAGACTGGGTGTTTTCACTGACGATGATTTTAGCGGTGTCTGAGACGACATCGGCACTGCTGGCGGGACGAAAACTCACCGCACGCACATACATGCTGTTGATGGCGGACATGGACACGCCCAGAGCGTCTAGGGCTTTTGCCTGTTCATCGGCAGACTTTTTGGCATTTTGTTGGGCGGTGGCGGTGTCTTTGACGGATTGGGCGAGTTCTTTGTTGCCGTTTACTGCTTCAAGTAGTCGCCCGTTTAACTCGGTTTGGGCTTTGGCATTGTCGCCAACCTGAGCCTTAACAGCGTTATAAGCCATTGCCATTTTATTGACATCATCGCCTGCCAAACTCATGACCGTACTAAACCCTTGCAAGGCGGATTTGGTTTTGCCGTCAATGCCCGTGGCAAATTCGTCCATGTCAAGACCTAGGGCACCAAATGCCCCACTGGCTTTTTCAAGGTCGCTTTTAATCGCCTCGCCCAAGCCTTGATTTTGGGCTTCATCGGTCAAGTTTTTGATGGTCGTCTTGGTCGCTTCGATTTGAGTTTGTAAGTCTTTATAATCCTGCGTGTTCTTTTGCCCTGCCATGCCCATATTGGCAAGCTGTATTTCAAGCTGTTCTAGCTCTGCTTTGGCAATGGCAAGACTGTTGATGAGTTCGGTGTTGGCTTGGGACTGGGCAAGAGCAGTGTCTGTGGCATTGTCTTGGCTTTGGGCAAGGTTGTCGGTAGCAGTTTTTGCATTCGCTGTCTCATCTGCCAAACGTTTGGCACTCTCAGCAGACGTTTCAAAATTCTGGCGAACATCATCAAAGGTGCGGTCGGTAAAGATGGCATCTGCATAAGCAAGCAATCGCCCCATCTCATCACCAATGGCTCGGACGGCACTGCTATTCTCATAAGCCCAATCGCCAATGCTTTTGCCTATCGTCCAAGCAGTTAATGCCCCCATAATGCCATTTAAGCTGGTCATTTGTTTGGCAAGGCTTGCTGTCTGCACACCTGCATTGCCAAGCTCAGTGTTCATCTTGTCAGCACTAACAGCGGTCGCATCGATGGCACCTTTGGCACCCAAAAAGCCTGTTGTTATCTGCAAAGCAGACTTACCGCCCAAACTACCCGTCAGAGCAATCACGCTATTTAACGCCTTGACAGCCACCACCGCCCCACCCATGAGCGTAACAAGCTGAGTGATGGTCGGGTATTCGTGGGCAATATCAGCAAGTGTACCTGCCATGTCGCCCACCGCTTCGGCTGTGGTGCTGATGATGGGCAGTAGGTGCTGACCGATGTTAATCGCCAGTGCCATGAGTTCGGCTTTGGCTTGAGTCACCTTTTTGGCGGCGGTATCCATCTGGGCTTGAAATTCTTTTTGCATCGCCCCTGCCGTGGCGGTTTTGTCCGTGGCAAGCCCCAAGGCTTGATTATAAGTGCCAAGCGAGCCGACCAGTAGGTTAATGTCATCGGCATACTCCGCCCCAAAGAGCTTGACAGACACCATAGAGCGTTGACGTTCATCAAGCTGTCCTAGCTTTTCTAAAAAGCCTGATAGGGCTTGTTGGGGGTTTTTGGCGATGTTGTCTGCCATCTCATCGGCACTGGTGCCTATCATCTGCAAGCCATCGGCAAACCCCGCCCCTTGGTTTTGAGCGGTTTGTAGTTTGGTTAGCAAGGCATTGATGGCGGTGCTTGCCACTTCTGGCGGTTTGCCTAGGGCAATCATGGCGGCGGTCAGTCCTGCCACTTTTTCTTTGGCAAGTCCAAACTGGCGGGCGGTGCCACCCACTCTGAGCATGGCATCGACTATCTCTCGCTCTTTGGCTGCCATGTTATTACCCAGCGTGTTGATGACATCGCCAAGCTCACCCACCTGTTCGATGGGCATGTTAAAGACGTTGGCAAGTTTGGCGGCGGCATTACCTGCCTCATCAGCACTCATGCTAAATGCCACTGACATCTGACCTGCCATGGTCGTAAACTCGCCCAATTTGTCAATCGGCACGCCAAGCTGACCACCCATTGTTGCTATCTGTGCCACTTCGGTGGCAGTCATGCCAAGCTCTACCGACAAATCTTTGATTTCTTTAGAGAGTCTAGACATCTGCTCGGGCGTGCCGTCCACGACTTTCTTAACCCCTGCCATGGCGGTCTCAAATTCCATGGCGGCTTTGGCGACCACTGCCATGCTACCTGCACTGCCTGCGATTTTACCAAGCTCGCCTGCCATCTCACTTGCCGTGAGTGTGGTTTTGCCCAGCTGTTCTTCTAGCTCCTTGACTTTTTTGGTGTGTAATTCATTGGCACGAGCAAGCTCACTGCCTGTTAGCTTGCCTGAGAGTTTAAGGCGTTCGTAGGCTTTGTGGACTTCTTCTAGTTGTTTTTTGGCTTTATTATCTTCATCAATGCCTAGGGCGATTTTGGCATCGCTGATGCTTTTTAAGCGTTTAAACTCATCGCCCAATGCTTTGACTTTTTTGGTCTGCTCATCGGCGGATAAGCCTTTCCATGACTTTTGTAGCTCATCGGTGGCTTTGTCCAAACTGTCTGTTGCCGTGCCTGTCGCCTTTATCTCATCAGATAGGCGTTTTAACTCGTTAATGCCTTTCACGCCTGCATGTATGGTTAAGGCAGTGTCCAAACTTTTCATAAAAAATCCCCTTAATTTAATTAAGGGGATTTTAAAGGGGGTTTACGGTTGGGGTAAGATGACGGGGTTCAGAGCCTACCCCAAATCTGCCATCGCCAATTGTGCCAAATAATTAGAACGGCTTTTGTATAGCGATTTATGAGACAAGACTTTTTCGTCAATTTTGGTGATGAGTAGGCTTGGCAAGGTAACGTTGATTTTCTCCGCCTTACCCATAAAGGCAGACATATCCACGTCCACCACTGCCCACAACATACCGTCAAATTCGCTATTGTCTTGATGATAAAAAATGGGCTTGGCGGTAGGTAGTGTATCGCCATCTTCTGCCATGCCTGCCAAATGCAAACTGATGGCTTCATAAGCATTCTTAATGGCTTCATCAGGTGTATCGCCTGCACTAAAACACCCTGCAATGTCTGGCACAATCACGCCATAACATTCGTTTTCATTGGCAGGTTTTTCAATGGCAATGGGAAATAACATCATTTCGCTCCTGTTTGCAAGATTGTTTTGGGTTAAAATGCCGTTTTAAGTGGGGGGTTGGATTAATCCAACCCTGCTTGTTTGATGATGCTTTTTAGCGTTCCTTTGGGTAGGTTTTCACGACCGTTTGGGATTGTTACTTTACCTTCTTTGGTTGGGTGTTTGTAGTGCTTGTGAGAGCCTTTTTGTTTTACAAAATACCAACCGTCTTCGGTAATTCGCTTTATCATCTCATCGCTACTTGGGGGCATTTTAAACTCCGCTTGTTGAATGTAGGGTTATTATAACCCCAATTATGCAATAAGTCAAGAGTTATTGGGGTTATTTTTTAAAAATTATCAAAAAAAACACCGCCCAAATTTGCTTTGAGCGGTGTTTTTTTGTTGGGGTAAATTAGCGTGGCATATCCGTCAAACGCTGTTGGGCGGTTCTGATTTTGTTTGCTATCATATCCAGCGTAGTAGCAAGACTGGACACATCAATCTGCACGGTTTTGGTGCTGACAGGATATGAAAACGCCAAATCCCCCAACACTTGTAGCAATGCCAAAGACTGATATAGGCTTTCGTCCACATCGTCAATTACTCTGACTGTTTTTACATTGTCCATCTTATTCCCCCAATCCCAAAGTTAATTGCCCTTTATTGTCCGCCACTTCGTAGCGTTCGCCAATCAAGCCCAGTTTTCGCATTTTGGCAAGTTTTTTGCTGACGGTACTTGGAGCAAGTCCTACCGCCATTCCCATTTGCCAGTTTTCTAGTCCGCCATCGTGCATTACCGCCAATGCCTTGTAGTCATTATTGGCTTTTAACAGTTCGTCTTTTAGGGCTTGGTTTTGGGCGATTAGGCTTTTAACTGTGCTTTGGTCTGCAAACAGAGCCTTTTCACAAGCAATAAAATACTGGCGAGCGGTTTTGCCTTTGTCGGAGCGTTCTACCATTGAAAGTTCCTTTGCCATATCTAGGGTGATATGATATTCGGTGGTTGGGCGACCGCCGTTGGGGGTTTTCAATAAATTTATTGAAAAGTCCTTACCGTTTACAAACCCATATTTTTCAATGCGTTTGGCAATCCAATTTGAAAAGTCTTGTTTGCTTTCCAAAAAGGCGTGCAGTTCACGAGCATTGACAAGGGGCTGGGTTTCACCGTTAATTTTCCCTTGAAAAGTTTGGACAAGGGGGCGGATTTGTGGTACAATTTGTGTAGTCATAAGGATTTTTCCTTTTGGTTAATGAGTTGCGAGACCGACTAAAGTACAGGCAACTCGTGGTTAAGACGCTTATTTAAATGGCTTTTAAAAGTTGTTTAAATAGGCGTTATTCTATTTCTGGCACTGGCAAATTTAGGGCTTTGCCGATTTTGCGACCTTCGCCATAGAGCATTTTGTTTTTACCGCCCAGTACTTGGCGGACACTCTCGGGGCTAAATCCGTTGGCTTTTGACCAACCTGCGATACTAAACCCCTGTTCTTTTAGCCAAGCTTTGGCTTCTTGGGGGGTATGATAAGGGGTATTTTCTGACATAAAAGTCTCCTAAAAGTTTGTTTAAAATTCATAAATGTGATATAATAACTTCATTATCGTGAAGTTGTGAATATTATAATTCACAATTTTGAATTTGTAAACACCTTTTTGTGAATTTTTTTATGAAAGATGAAAAAAAAGTAGACTTTGGCAATCGCCTAAGGCAGATCCGAAACTCCCACAACCTAACAAGACCAGAATTTGCTAAGTCTTTGGAAGTTGGTTCAACTTCCTTGCACCACTACGAAAACGGTGAGCGATTACCTGATGTTGGTTTTCTAATAAAACTCAAAGACTTGTACAATGTGGATATTGGTTGGTTGATTTTTGGACAAAAAGAAACCGATCTACCTAACTGGCAAGCGAACTATACGGCTGATGATTTAAGGCTGATAGACTACCTAAAAAATCTCAATCCAAAGGCAAAACAGGCACTCCTTGCTTTTTTGGATAATCTTGCAAAATAAACAAAACCCCATTTTTATGGGGTTTTGTTTTGGCAGGCGTGGATTAGCCCACAAACTCTGTAAACCGCATGGCAGGTTTACCCTCGTCTTTGACGATTGTGCCTGTTAGTCCAGACTCCCACCAGCCGTCTTCAAACCAGTTGATGTCGCCATCAGCCGACAAAACAACGTGAGCCACTTCCAGCACGCCATCGTTGCCACTGATACGGTCTTTGCCGTCTAGGTAGAGTTCAAGCGGGATTGATTGCAAGGTATTGGCATCAATGGCAAAGCCTTTACGCCCCTTTGTTTTGCCTTCGTAGTGTAGGTTATCGCCGTCATTAATGCCTGTACTGTCAAGCAAACGCACCATACCCAAACGGGGGTTTAGCTCGTATTTGGCTTTTTCAATGTCTTGTTTGCTTTTGTTTTTCAGCTTAAAGTTTTCAGGGTCAATGTCGTTGTGATTTAGCTTAATCCAGCCCGTTTTAGACGCTTTGACAGCAGTTTCATTGATAACTTCTGGCACACCGCCAATGTCCACCGCTTCGCCCATCAGCACACGGGCTAAGGCGTGGCGGTCAAAGGTGTTAAATTTAAGCGAAATTTCAATCGGTTGTGGCACGGTTTCCACTTCAATGGCTTGTCCAAAGTCGTCCCGACCTGTGCTTTTAAGTTCGTCTTTTTCGGTTTCGCTTTTGGTTGTAAATTCGGTAACATTACCCATTTTTTCAAATACATCAGATGAGCCGTATTTACGAGCGTACAAATCACCAGAATATTTACGCCCCCGCAGGGATTGTGTTTGTTGTGTCATTGATTTATCCTTATAAATTAAAGAGTTGGGATATGTTGGCGACATTTGTTTCGCCAACATTGTCATTTAACCAGCATTTAATGCTTGATGTAGTAAAAAGCCATACACCTGCCAGAGCTTTTCAAAGGCGTTGTCGTAGGCAATGGCTTGACCTGTTTTTTCATCAAAATTGGTGGCGGACGCACACAATGCCTCACCCGTAACCACAAAGCCTGTTTTGGTGGTAATAGTACAGTGCATTAGACGGTCGCCAATGCGTGTGTAACGGGTTTTGCTCTCATCAATTTGGCTTTCCAAAAAGTCCTGTGATAGCTTTTTATCATCAAGCTCTTTTTGGCTAAGTAGTCCTGAGCTGATACAGGCGACAGCAAGGGCGGATAGGAATTTGGTCATGGTTACTCCTGTGTTTGTGGGGCAAAGCTATCAGCCAGCCATAGCATTGCTTCTTCTAGTTTGGTTTTTGCAAGGGCAAGTTTTCTTTTGTCTACCAGCTCATCTTGGCTTAAAGCATTCATTACTTTATCAAGCGGAGCTTTTGCCTTTTTAATTTCTTGTGCTTTTCAAAGAAAGTCAGTAGCCTTGCTTCAATCGTTATTTCTTCATTTTCTTTCATAAGCCTTACCTTAATTTGGGAATATGCCGGCAAAACCGATTTCGCCGACATCACGATTAGGTTAATTTAATGGTCTGCACCAAATCAGGACGTAGCACCAGTGGCAAGGGATTGGATTGGGCGTGTAGCTCCCAGCCTTTATCCATGCCCAGCTTTTCACGCATGGCATAGTAGGCAAGGGCTTTGGTGTTTACCGTGGCGTTCATGTCCGCAGGAGCGTAGTATTCAAAGAATGCCCCTCGTGTCCCCAATGGCAGGATAATACCCTCATCATCGGCAAGTTTTAGCCCACTTTCAAACTCATCGGCATACACCACAAACTTAATGCCGTTATGGACAAATTCCACGTCGGTATTGCCCTCACGATACAGCAGACCGTCTTGGTGGCGGGCGTAGTATTTCTCCACACTTTGATGAGCGATGAGCGTATTCATAAACTCAGGCGACACCAAGCACAGATGACCTGTTACCGACTCGCCACGGCGTAGCTTGGCAATGTCTTGCTTGTAGCTGTTGATGAGCTTGGTAACTTGGGTGGCGGGGTTAGACAGCTCCCAGTTAATCGTTTTGCGGGTCATGCCAAACTCTTTGTAACTGTCGGTGATGACTGTTTTACCGTCTGAGTCTAGGATTTTGCCCTTTAATGCCCCCAAGCGTGCGTGTTCAATGGTGTAATCAATGTCCGCTTTCATGGCAAGCATTTTGTCATTAACCAGCTCAGCAACGGCAAGCGTCTGATTTTGTGAACCAAAAGAGCGGATATTTTGCACGTCATCGGCTCGCACCACGTCATCTTTGACTAGGTGCATCATGTTAAAGGTTTTTGGGGCGTGGCGAGCAGATTTGACAGGCTCGCCCGCACTGCCACGGGGCGTATTGGCAACGAGCGTTAGGATATTTTCTTTGCGTTCTACCGACACATAGGTGGTGGTCTTAAAGTCTTTTTTGAAAATCCCCAAATCGCCCAAGATGGACGGCGTGGCTGGCAATTCATTGATGGCTTCACTCAGCGACTCTACGCCAAAGATTTGATTGTCTGATAAAGGCATAATTTTTCCTTTTAAAATGGGTTTAATGTAGGTTTGTGGTGTATTTAAACACCTACGCCACTGCTGGCGGTGTCAGCGATAGGCTTGCCAATGTACTTAATGCCGTATTCATCACCTTCTTTGATGAACTTTTCTACCGATGCCGCAGCGGCTTTGATGTCGGCTTCTTTAATGACGGCTAGGTTAATCACGCAGTTATGCGGTTGTACCAGTACAAGCCCACTGGCATTTGTGTTTGACAGTGCCACCAGATACTTTTTTCGGATTGGGTGCTGAACTAATTGACCAATTTTGATGTTGTCCGCTGTGATGTTCTCACGGCTATGGCGGTCGGCTTCGGATTTTAGAATGTCGCCTATGGTGATGAGCGTGGTAGGCTCAGGGGTAGCGACGGCTGGGACTGCTTGGGTATCAGACATGATAAACTCCTATTTGCGTGCTTTGGCGTTAGCAACCAAGGGATTGGTTGGGGCAGGATTGGTAGATTGCCCTGTGCCGTGTTGTTCGGATAGTAGGTACTCAGGCAAGCCCTGCTTGGGAGCAGACAGCGAGCCAATCATGGTTTTGGCTTTGTCTGTATCAAGCGACAACAGCACCTGCACGGTTGCGTTATCAATGCCTTGCCAGTCGCCTGTGTTGTCTTTGGTAAAGCCTTTTTGTGATAGCTGAGCTTCAATCTCGGCAGTTTTGGCTTGTTCGTCTGCTTTGGCTTTTTGTGCTTTTAGCTCATCTCTTTCTTTGGTCAGCTCTTGAACTTGCTCGGTCAGCTCTTGCACTTGGTTGGTAAGCTCAGTCATGCGTGCCAAAACCGCTTCATCAACAGTTCCGCTTTTTTGGGGTGGGTTTGGATTGCTCATTGCATTTTCCTTTTGGTTGTGGGTTTGGGATAAAATCATCGCCATGGTCTGATTGTCCACGCCTGTGGGCGTAAAAGACACTTCCGAAACTCGACATTTTCTTAAAATGGTAATCTCGCCCGTCAGCGTCTGCCCATTGACCACCGCCGTCTGTCCATGCGACAGCTTCTCTTCGTAGTCGGCGATGATGTGGGCGGACATCTGGAATGGAAAGCCGTCATCAGACTCACGGGCTAAGGCTTGTCCATGCTCGTTATCTAGTAACTCACCTTTGATGATGAGCTGATTGTCAGCCACAGACAGCACGCCAAAGCCCACTCGCTTGTCTCGGTCGTGGAGCAATAAAGCAGGCACTTTGTCAGCAAAAGTGATGTCAGATAAATCAGCAATGGCACGCACGCCATGATAGACAAAGGGCTTGCCACTGTTGGCAATGCCATTAAAGGTGCGTTTGACTGCCTTGTCCGTTTGGTTGGCAGGGGCAATCGTGGCAGGGGTGGTCTCGGTGAGTAGGTAGTGCATGCTTGCCTTATATGTCAATTTTTGGGCGATTATGACAGATGACAGTAGGGGCGATAAGATGACGGGGTTCAGGGATGTTGTTTAAAGCACCCTAAAAGAGCGTTTAAACTTGTTTAAATCAAGGGTTACAGCCGATTTTGACAGAGTAAAAAGGGCTTGATTTCGCCAAAAATGGCGGTTTGGCGGTAGGTATAGACAGCCCAAAAAGACAGGCACGCCCCATAAGCGATTTTAAGGGGATTTTTGGCGTGATAAAATTGACGTGGTGCAATGGGTGCAAAAATTTTATTCTAACAAATTTAAAGGGGTTACAGCAAAATTTAAACGCTATCTTTGGGGCAGGTTTTGGCGGTGGGGTCAAAAAATCATAAAAAAACCCCAATTTGGGGGCAGGTTCAAAGTAGGGCTTTGGATTCACCCCTGTGCTATAATAAAAAACGCCCCATGTGTCAGATAGGGCGGTCATTGCAAAGAACAACGGAGAACTTATGTCAAATCATCCAGACACCAACGAAACCAACGAGAACATCGCCTTGGAGCTTACCAAGCTCATTATCAATAACCCACAATCACAAAACAATCTAAGACTCACCAAAGAGCTAAAAGATAATCCAAAAGATTGTATTGTTACGATATATCTTGATGTTTTGGGGGTGCTTAACGCTCATAAAGTCTAAAATCATCTTGGTTATCTAGCATTTTAAACAAACTTTCATTACTGGGTACATAGCCTGTCGTTAGGCAGTCGGCAATGATTTTGGCTTGTTTGAATGCTAGATGCAGACTACCAATATCGCCATTATAAATGCTCAAAAAAATCTGCTTTATTAACTCTTTTTCTATATTCATCATTACACCTTTTTAAAACGTGGGTCGGCTTGCATTTTTTGCAAAATCTCTGGCATGAAAGGTTTTAGGTCTTGATTGTCAGATTTTTGGATAAGTCCATAAGCCTGCATAAAAATATCGCTAGGCAGGTCATTTAACGATTGACTTTCTGCAATATTCCACCACAACTGATAATCTACCCCCCACTCATTGTCGCCTTGTTTTGCCATACTGTTTGAGATAGGGTCAAGCAACAAGTCAAATAAAAACTTACCAGAGCGGTCATCTAAATCTATCGCAAGGTTTTCTGTCTTATCCGAGTGGTTATATTCGTTAATGTATAACATTGTCATGATGATTACTCCACAACAAACACAATCTGTTTTTGTTTTTCTTTGGGTAATGATAGCACATAAGCGATGATTTTTGTAGCAATTCTTGCATCTGCTTTGCGTAAATCCATTGGTACAATATCCGCCTTCAATAAATGTTCATCTATCGTGTCTTTAACCCTATCCCAAGCATCAGCATGGCGTTTTTTCTTGCTTTCAAAAATTTGGTAAGCCATTTCTTTTGCTTGCGTGTTGTCAAAGGCAAATAAAAAATCAATCGTTACCCAGTCTTTGGGTTCGCTGTCTTTGGCAATTACGGCATAGTCTGCGGATTTTGGCGTGCCTGTTTTTTCATTTGATAACATGACTTTGTGAATATTAGGGTTAAATCGCACCAGCTCTACATCAAACTTTTGTTGCCATTCATCTGCCACCATGCCTTCAAAAGGTCGTGTACTGCCATTTAGCTCTTGTTCAAGTCTTAATTTTTCAGACTCACGATAGACAATGCCACCAAAATCTGCTGTTTGTACAAACCCTGTCTGTGTTGCATAGCTTACCATAAATGATTTTAGGGTAGTTTGTGCATCAAGCCCAAACGCCAAACCATGCTTCTCCTCCGCCAACTTCAACAGAGCTGTCAGCCTATCATGATTATGATTAAAGCTAAAATGCACGCCCTTTGGCACGGTCATCATCTCGCCTGTTAGGGGGTGTTTGACCTCTTCCATTTCAATGTCATAGACGATGCCTTTTTCGGCTTGTTCATTTAGGATTTTTTCGGCACGGGTTTTGGTAAGCTGTTTGACCCAGCATTTGCACCCAAAGTCATTGGGGGGCATGATACTTGCCCAAATGGGGTCGTCCACAGGGCGTACCATGTCATAAAATTGCCTATGGTTGTCTCGCTTATTTACCGATACACTTGGCATATATTGCAAATAAGGCAACAACTCCTTGGTACGCTGTATGCGTTCCCATTGTCCGCCTGCATAGGCGGTGGCTTTGTTAGTATGGTAGATTGTCCGCAAGCGATGACCTAGGTGTTTTTGATAATCTCTAAACGTCTCTTTGTCATCGTCCACGTTGTCATTTTTAAAAGTCGGGGCAAGCCAGCCCTTTGCCATAAGGTACGGTCTAAGCTGTTTTTTAAAATCGGCAAAACTGGTGCCGTTCTCTATCGCCTGCTTCATCGCCTTGTGGACTTCGGTTAGCATGTCCTTATCAGCGATACGAGCCACGGTAAAGGCTAAGGCGTGTTCATACGCTTTTAATTCTGCATGGTGCTGAGCAGTCAGTAGGGCTTTACCACCAAAGCTGGCAATGGCTTCTTTGTTTGGCAGTCGCTCATGGTTAATCTCTGGCATGCTATACCCCCATTTGCCCATCGGCATGGGCCTTGCCTGTCAAGCCGTCCACATAAGCTGTTAAGTTTTGTCTGGCAAGCTCATCTACAAAGTCATCATCAGTCAAATCAAGGTTTGCCAGTCTTTTTTGAAACGTTGCAAAGTCGTCCACGTCTCTAACCAATGCCAGCACCTTTTCGGCTTTATCATTGGCAATCTTAATCTGCTTATCACTCAACGACTCATCATCGTCATGGTTATGGCTTGTATCATCATGTGTATCTGATAACAGCATGGATAACGGCATATTCTGTGGCTCGGTGGCAGGGCTAGGCTCTACAATCTTAAAGTGATGTTCTTCAAAGCCCACCACGTCTTTGTAATAATCAGACGTTAAAACTATCGTCCCTGTGTCCAGATACAGCTTATCTCGCTCGGCTCGCATCTTATCCACCGCTTTCTCGTTTTTCCAGTCAAACCACACCTGCCCACCCGACACAAGGGGCGTGCCGTAGTGGGCATTGACCGCCATCATGGCGTTTAGGGCGTGATTTATCGCCTCTTTGGCAAGTTCTAAGTACGAGCCGATACGGTCAATGCGGGTTTTGTCGTCTGTCTCTTGGGATGCACGGCTACCGCTAGATAACTCTGACGTTTTAACACGTCCTAATAGAAGCTTTTGGATACGGCTGTTTGCCATACGCTCTGCCATTTCAAAAGCCGAACCGTCCGCACTTAGCTGATGGATGTTAATGTCATCATCTACCCCAATGCCAGTTGCCCCGCCATTGATAAACTCAAACAGTCTAGCGGTAAAGCTCTCAATCATGCTAAATCCGCCTTGCTTACCCACGACATACGGCTGAGCATAGCGTTTGATAAACTGCCCCAAAAACGCCCAATTTTTACCCCGTAGCAATACGGATGGATACGCCTAACGCCATGCATATAATCAGTTGCTCTTGCACTTTTTGACTGACTGCCTTTATTGATAGGGATTTGCTTACCATTGGTTTTTTTATCGACAAAGGCTTTAATCATCTCTTTATGTGGATTATCCACAACCAAATGGGCGGTTAAGTCTTTGACTTGTGAGACAAAGCCAATACAAAATGCGTCTGCACGGGCAGTTTTGTTTTTGGTCAGTCGAACTCGGGATAGTTCTTGCTTGATATATGTTTGGCGGGCGGATTTTAGTTGTCTAAATAGCACGTCATAGGCATAATTGGCAATCTCGGCATTTGCACCCACACCCACAAAATATATCGCTCGCTTTTGGTTGTCATGGTAGCCTATCATCGTCTGACAACCGAAAATATCAGCTATCACATGGGCTAGGGCAACTTGATATAGGGCAGGTTTTTGAGCAAGTTTTTGTGAGTTTTTGGTTGCTATGATGTCGGATAGGGCGATATCCGCTTCGCTCACACCATGCTTTTTCATTAAGGCATGTGCTTGGCGTAGGGCGGTGACAGCTTCGTGTTCATTGCTTGACTTGGACAAAGCAAGGCAATGTTTGATTTTTTCTAGGATTTTCGGGTTCATTTTTTACTCCAAATTTCTCTTATAAAAAAGCGTTTAAATCGACTTTTACCCCGATTTAAACGCCTGATGTTAATGGTTTTAGCCTTAGAGCCTTAGAGTCTTAACTCTGGGCGTTTGTAGCCATTTTTGATGGCCGATTCACAAAAGGCTCGGCGAATGCTGGCATAGTGGCGTAGCAGGCTGTCTTTTTTGGACTCTACTATGACCTGCCCCCACAGTCGCTTGGCTTGGGCGTAGTAGCCCAGACGCTCGGCGTGTGCCGCCTGCTCGTTTTTGGGACGGCTTGGGTTATTGATGATGCTTAGGCTATGTGCATTGGGTATCATGGTTAGCTCCTTATACACTGGCAAAATCTAGGGTGATTTGTTGGTATTTGCCGTCATTGTCTCGCTCATAGACACGGATATACTCCTTGGATGATACAACTTGGATGGCGTCCGAGATGGCATCCATCGCTTGTAGCCATTTCTCATCATTGATGTCAAGACTGCGTAGCGACAGCACTCGGCGGGTGTTAATCTTGCCCTCTTTGTCCACGTCAAAGGCATTATTGATGATGGCTTTGATTTTGTCATCTGAGCCTTGTGTCCACTCATTTAAGCACTCATCGATGAGAGATTTGGCGACTTGCAGACGCTCATCAAAGACGATGTTGTCTTGGACAGCTATTTGTACTTTGTATCTGCCGTCAAAGCTAAGCAGGCTTACATTGCCCTTTTGTCCACCAATCTTGGTATCATACTCACGGGCAGACAGCTCCACAAAGTCATGAAAATTGCTAAACATGATGTCTTTAACACCTATCATCTGACTTCTTAGCTCTTTGGCACGGCTGATGATGTCTTGGACAACGTCATCACGCAGTTTGTCAATCTCTTTGACAGCCGATAACGGTACATAATGCCCTTTGGCGTTCATCACATAGCCCTCAGGGGCGGTTTGGGTGTTTGGGGTTGGGTTAGTCATAACATTCTCCATGGGTTGATGGGTTGGGGTGGTTAAATAAAACGTATCAAAGCAATGATAAGATGTATCACGTGTAGCACGATAAAGAATAACAGCCAGTTTGCTTGTCTGTCTTGGCGTGCCAGTACGTCGGCAACTCTCCCGCCCGAGACAGCTTGGACACAAGTTTAATCGCACGGGTTCTAGGCAATTGTTGTTCTATTGCATAACGAGTTACCAATAGAGCCATCAATAGCCGACTGTCCGCCGTGGTGCGGTCTTTGTCGGTCAAGTCCGCCACATCTCGCTCTGTTGCAATCAAGGCTTTTTCGCTACCACTGACACGCTGGGTAGGGGCATCGCCTTTAACTTGTGCCATAAGGTGCTTGGTGGTGATTTCATCTTGCACCGCTTTTGGCAGACCATCAAAGGCGTATTCTAAGCCACCGCCACGACCTGTGCGGGGGCGAGAGAGCCAGTTTTCTTTTTTGGCTTTTTTAAATACGCCCATTTTGGTTTTTGGCAACAACTGCAACCCTAAGTCTGCTAATTCTTGTGCTGTATAATAAGCATTCATATTATACCCCAAATTTATTCATTTGAATTAAATTTATCCAAATCCCAAAACCCAAGTTTTTGAGCAATCTCAAACGACCGCCCATAAAGCCCCTTGCGTTCGCCATTTAACACTTTGTAGACTTCGGTTACTGGATAACCATTTGCCAACGCCCAATTTTTGACAGTCATACCTTGCGAGTACAACCTTTGTTTTATTAGGTTTGACTGCTGTTCTCTGGTCATAAAAACTCCCAATTTGCTTGAAAATATGGTATAATTACCCTTTCTTTTAACCTGTTTTTACAAGGATATTTCCTTGTATGCGTGCATTATATTTTATTCAAATGAATAAATCAATATTTTTTTATTCATTTGAATAAATATTTTTAAAAATCTAGGAAAATCAAATGTTTGGCGAACGCCTAAAATCCGAAAGAAAACGACTTGGGCTAACCCAAGAGACATTTGGCGAGTTGTGTGGTGTCAAATTGTTGGCACAGTCCAATTACGAAAGTGGTAAACGCAGTCCAGATGCTGACTACCTACAAAAAGCCCACCAAGCAGGCGTAGATGTTGGATATTTGGTAACGGGGCAACAGACAGCACTCACCCAATTAGATGAAAATGAGAGACAGTTAATAGAAAAATTGCGACAGTTGCCCGATGAGCAAAAAAGTGCGGTAATGAGATTTTTATTAAATAATTGA